AGCGTCACCGCCCCAACCATCCCAAGCCTGTCGACCTGGGCCATAGTCATCCCAAGTCGAGCCCTGCTTGTCGATCTCGTGGCGCGTGAAGTAGGCAAGCATGCGACGCAGAGTATCAGGGGAGAGACGACGCCCAGCCGACAGGTCACGAGCGCGAGCGAGCCCGACCATCGTCATGCCACGCTGTGAGGGGGGCGCCTCGGCACGCTTGCGGAGAGCGCGAGCGGCGGCTTCTTGTGCGCCCTTGGGGGGCGTGAAGTCGATGTGTGCGTACTTCTCAGGCACTGCCCAAGTGTAGCCGACGAGGAGCGCGCGCTGTTTAGCCTTGGCTACCATCACGCCTCCTCTTGATGAGCTGCTCTGCGAGTGCCGCGACAGGTGAGGGCGCGGTGCGCTGAATGGGCGCGCGCTCTGCCTCCTCGGGAAGCTCACCTGCACCGAGGCGCTCACGGATGGCGCGCTCAAGGTTGTTGTCAGGAGTGAGGAGCCCAGCCTGCACGAGCGCAGGCAACATCCCCAACGACTCAGCCAAGTCGTCTGTGTCTAGACCCGTGTGCTGAAGGCGAGGGAGCTTCGAGGGGTCCACAGGCCCATAGTTGAACGCGATCAAGCGCCCGATGGTCCCTGCGCCTCGGCGGTCGACACCGTTGACCGCTGACGCCACCAGGTCACAGAGGTTGATTGCCGCGCGTCTGAACACGGACAGGTGAACCTCACCGACCGACCTCGAGCCTGTGTCGCTGATGCCCAGGTTGGCGAACTGCGCTAGGAAGGCTTGACTGATCTGATTATCGCACTCTCGGATGATGTCGAGAGGACCCTGAGCATAGAGGTTAGGCGCGGCGGCGTAGTTGTCGAAGCTCACTACATCGTTCTCGATGAGATAGCTCTGCTCTGCGCTGAGGAACGCCTGCGCTTGGCTCTCAGCCTCGTCAACCATCGCGTTGATGTCAGCGTCTGAGAGCCCTGCGAGCTCTGCCTTGGAGCGATCGACCTTGACCTTGGGCGCAGGTATCGCCCACCGGTCAACGCCAACACACATGAGGTTTGCCACGCGCTGCTTGGTCCTCCACCACCACCACACAGGGCGAAGCATGCCAGCGCCCTCGAAGTTCGAGCCTGTGCGGTTCAGCGTGAGCAGGAGGAGCTTGTTGGCAGGTATCGGCTCAGGGGTCTTGCCGATGCCGACCATGTTCTGCAAGACGCCATCGAGGTGCTGATTATCGCGAGACAGCCACCGCATGTGAGCAGAGGGCTCGCGGTCGGCGTAGTGGTCGAGCCACACCTTGACCTTGCCGTTCTCATCTGGGCCTACGCGATACACCTCCTCGGCGTAGCGATAGCCGACAGGCACGAACTCAAACAGATAGCTGAGTTGCGCCTCCCACGAGAGCGACATCTGCCCCGAGTACCCATCGAGCCCGAACGCCTCGTTGGCGTAGCGGGCAAGCTCGAGCGCGACAGGGTCCGCGTCATCGGCAGGCATGAAGCGCCATGTCGCAGAGAGGAGGGTCTGACGGAGCATGTGCCATGAGCGCCTGACAACGGGGTCAGTCCGCAGCATGTCCTCTGCCTCTGTGACCCAGTTGAGCCCTGTGAGCTGAACGTTGCGCTCATACCCAGAGATGACACCGCCTGAGAGCTGAGTGCCACTGATGCCGCGCGTGACAAAGCGCGGATGCAAGGCGCGCATGTGCCTCGGGGTATCGTCTATCTCTGAATAGTCCATAGCGCCTCGACGGTGAGGTGGTGCTGATGATGTGCCGTCGAGGAGTCCAATGAGTTCTAGCTTGCACTATTGATGAGTGCTCTCAACCTTGTCAACAGTCTTGATACTTCCCGCCTCATCGAGGTCAACCACTCGCTCCACCACAAAGCCTTGAGGCACATCGAGGAAGCCAGATGGGAGGGTGATGTCGTGGACCCAGTCACCTGCCTTGTCGAGACCGAACAAGAACAGGAAGCCCGAGATGGGATGGCTGATGGTGTTGTGGATGAACCACATGAGCTTATTCATTAGCTGTCTCCTTGTTGGTGGTCTTGGCTTTCTCGTCAGCCTCATCGAGGGCCGCCTCGATCTCAGCGAGGAGGGCGAGGCTCTGCGCGTGGAGCTCATGCTCAGGCTCAAGAGGCACATGCTCACGCAGTCGAGCGCGCAGGTCATGGGTCTTGTGTGTCGGCTTCATCATCATCCTTCCACTTGCCTTGCGCGTCGAAGTCGCCTGGCTTGTAGTGCGTGACCTTGGTCGATGTGCCTGTGCAGTAGCCTCGCGTCATGCCCGACAGGTGAGGCACGATGCGCTCGTTCTTGACCGCTGTGAGCTGTCCACAGACGGGGCAGTAGATGGGGCGCGGATCATCGACCAGCACGGCGGGCCTCCTCCTTGCGCGCATACTCCACCTCGCGCGTCAGATACCAAAGCGCCTTCTCAAGGTCCTCAAGGCGGTCGAGCTTGTGACCTGCGCGCGCCACATACTTGACCACGTTTCCGAGGTTGAAGTTGAGATCCCACGCCTCGATAGCGGCAATGACCTCGACGCCACTCTGGGCGTGATAGTGAGGGGGATGATTAACGCTGCTCATCGTCTGTCTCCTCGGGCTTCTTGCTTGGCTTGGTGGGAGGTGGTGTCTTGTCGAGGGTGACATGAAGGCGCTCCTCCACCTTCTTCTTGAGCACGGCGACGAGCCAAGCGTTGAGCGTGCCTGCGCCCGCCCCGAACCAGATATCGACCCACTTGGGGCCGAGGGTGTAGCCGACCACCGCACCGCTCACGATGGCGAGCAGACGCACGATGGCGCGGCGGCGCTCACGGTCGTCTGCCAAGATGGAGACGAACGGCTTGATGACCTCGGTGGCACCGAAGCTGATCACCGACGCCAAGATGATGAGCACTACATGCTCCTCGATGGTGGTCACGGTCAGGTCGCTCATGTTGCCCTCCTTGGTGTTAGAACACGGCTGAGGAGGGTCGCGCATTTCGACGGCTCTTGTCTAGTGTCGTGGCGCGTGACTGATACCTGCCGACCACATCAGCCCAGTAGTGGAAGATGCAGTCGTACCTCAGCGCGTCGAGAGGGTCCTCGCGCCCATCCTTCTTCGGCTGCTCAGTCGTGTCCCAAGCATAGGAGAGCAGCGCCTTCCTCAGCGAGTTGCCCAGAGCGCGCTCCCCTGCCTCCCACGCCTCTCGGGTCATGAGGTACTGCTTGCGAGCGAGGGCGCGCTTGAGCTTCTGCACACCGTTGAGGATGTCCACGCGAACGGGGTCAGTAGTCGAGCGGAGGGGTAAACCTATACCCCCCTCATCGATGGGGCGCGACAAGACCGCGAACGCGCTCCTGCCTGTTTGGTCGTTGCGGGCGTGACCTGCCTTGTCGGCGACCCCCGTGTCGAGCCAGATGCGCGGACCAGGTGCCGAGGCTTGGTGAGCTCGTGGCCATGCCACCGCCAAGATGAGGCGCGCGAGCTGATCCACCGTCACCTCTTGAGGGTTGATCTCCTTGATGACAACAGTCGCGTCAAGCGCCTCGTCATACGCCATGATGACGACCGCTGGCTTGCGGAAGCCCCAATCGATGGCGATGCGCCCTGTCATCTCAGGGCGATATGACCAACCGCTGACGACGTGAGTGTCTTCGCCCCACTCATTATAGACCAAGCCCGAGGGAGGGCGCGGTCGGTTCATCACCATCGCCTCGCGCTCGTCAGGTGGGAGGAGCTTGGTCGCCTCGAACCACTCCGCCGAGAGGTTGTCTTGGTTGACATACGAGCTGAACAGGAGAGGGAGGTGGCCCGCCTGCTCTGCCATCTTGCACCACCACGCATCGACCACGGGGAGCCCGACCAAGACGAGCGTGGGAGAAGGACCTGAGCGCAGACGCCCTAGCGCCTTGTGCGCCACCTCGGGACCAAGCGTCTGACACTCGTCGATGAACGCCACACCGCTTGTCACATTGATACCCTCTAGGGGGTTGTGCGAGGCGTCACGAGTGCCTGGGCGATAGTACGACCGACAGATGACCGATGAGCCCGAGTGCGTGTCAGTCCACTTGTGGAGCGTGTGGTTGTAGGTCCATCCACGAGGCGCGAGCCACTTCTCAATCTCGGGCATGAGCACGCTGTTATAGCGTGGCGTCGTGTCGGTGATGAGGAGTGATGTGGTGCCAGGTCGCGTCTTGGCGATG